CTATCTCTGGCAGGGATGCATTTCCTTCATGGCGTTCTCAAGCATGGTTTCCGCCTCGAACTTCATCTGCTGTGGGTGGCTTGCGATGTAGCCGCAGAACGCGGTTGTGGCCTCGCCAATGTCTATTTGCCCCCCAAGACATATATCCTGCATGATGATTTCCAAGTACCTGAACTCGGGTGTTCCCGCTTTCTCTGTTCCAAGCTCCGTGGCAATGCGAGTGCCGTCGGTGTCAAACTTGGTAACCCATCCCGAGACATATCCTTCAACAAACGCACGTTGCGTCTGGCACTTTGCCTGCATTTCTGCGCCTGAATACCCGGTTACTCGGTAATCCTGGGCGAGAGCCACAGAGCCTGATGACCAAGCCAAGAAGGCAGCTATGACCGCGCTGTGCATGTTCGGTTTTACGCGGTGCAGAGACATGTAAGAGGCTTTAGTCATCGCTCTTCTCCTTAGTGGGTTGAGGTTGGCGATATTCAATAGCTCCGAGGTCATCGCGGTCACGCACTTCAAAGGGCTCGTAAAGGTCAAAACCAGCCACAGCGAGCTTTTGCTCGATCCATTGCCGCATCAGAGCGTCTGCCATAATTATTTGGTGTTCCAGAGGCATATGCTTGGCAACGGCGGGATTGAAGTTCACCATCTCATATTTGGTGATGATAACGTGGCGCATCAACCGCCCCTCCCGTCAGTATCTTGCGGGGATTGGGTTTCACAAGCCCGGACGATAGCACTGAGAACGGCTTGGACCGACCTCATCTCAGCCCCACCCATTTCTCCAGCGTGGAGGCGAACATAGGACGGATTTTGCCACTTCTTGACCTCATTCAGCACCGCCCCTTGGTCTTCCTGCGCTGCAGACGCTTCATGGAGCGCGATAGCCTGTTTCAGGTTCAGCGGGTCGCCGTCATCCGTCATGCGGGTGTAGCTGGGTAAGGCTCGCGGGGTGGCCGTTGTGTCTGCGATGGGGAGCGTGGCGAGGATGGTGTCGGGGTCTAACTCTGCCAGATTTCCTAAAACATCCCCACAGGCATCGTCATAGCCTTTGGTGCGGTCTTTACTCCACCCATTCGCCGACATATCAACATCGTTGGCTTTGGTCTTTTGGGTGTCCTTAATGGCGGCTTTAATGCCTATGGCAACGCTTTCCCGCCGTGCCGAGTGCAGGGCTCCAGCTATCATGCGACGGACTGTCTCGGAGATGGTATGTGGTGATTTGATTGAGTGACTGTAGAAAGCATCTACAATCCGCTTGGCTAGGTCTTCGTCCCCCGCCGCAGCCTCTCCGTTTGGGGATGGGGTAGACGATTCGGACAAAACCGCGATAGCCGCTTCAATAATACGTTCTTTTGAGTGCGGCGTATAATGCTGGAAGCCGCTACCAGCCGCTTTCAGAATGGAGTCCGCAAGCTTCTCAGCAAGCTCCCGTTCGGTATTGGGGGCGCGGCTCATTGGGTGGCCTCTGCCATGGTAAGGGCAGCCTCAATTTGCTTAAAACAATCGAGCGTGGAATCACCTGATTTTGCTGCGGCAACGTAAGCTCGACATGCTGCCACCAACTGGTCATGGGCATTGCAGGCGCGGACGATAAAGCTAATATTAGCGTCCATCGTCGGAGTACTGAAACCGCCTTCCTCCAAAGCTAAGGCGACAATTTCACCATCAGCTCCTGCTATACCTTGCCATGATAGAACCCCGTATAACTCGTCGGCCTCAACTGAGTAACCGTGTTCGTCGCTATCTGCCGCCCTCCAAGGGGTTGGTGTGTGTTGCATTCATTCGTACTTTCCTTGTTTCAAAATCCTGGCTCGTTCCTCGGCCAAGTTCACATCCTCAAAGTCCTGCGCCAATCGGTCCCAAGGGTCCGGCTGGTAGGGCTTTGGCTTGCGGATTGGGATGTCGGCAATCCGGTATGTTTTCCCACACACCTTGGGCGCGGGGAATAGCTGTTCCATGAAGTCAAGCTGTTCCCCGGCCATGGTCAGTTACTCCACGGCATAACGGTGATGCGCTCGCTTTCGTCTTCCTCGAAGTTGTCCCGGAGTGCGCCGCACTGGACGTACTTCTTCACAACCACGCGATACTGCAGGAAGTTGGCAAGGCGCTGGGCGACTTCTCGGGCTTCGTCCTCTGTCTCGATGCGGAGGTCAACCTCCGGGTCAAAGGCAGCCATTTCGCTCCGCTCGTCGTCGGCGATGAACTGATTGGGGTCGATATAGAAATAATGGTCGTTGCCTTCGTCGCGGACGCAGCGTTCGGCGCGGTCAAGGTCTTCTGTGGTTGGGTACATTGCAGTTATCTCCTTTGTTGCAGGAGAACAATGAGACAGTAACTCTAAGTTGTAAAGCATATTTTACAACAATCTTGAATATATTAAGCATGCAAAAAACCCCCGAGGAAAAACCTCGGGGGCTGCTATCCAAAGCGGTGGGGGCGCTTTGGTAGCTGGCAACCACACTACATTCCACTGATAGGGCGGTGCCGGATTTGGTCGGGCATTTTTACAAGCGGCCCGGGCGCTTGACAGGTGACCCCTACTTGCCTGTTGGGGAGATACTGGAGCACCATCCTTTCGTCAGTCGTCCCACGGCGGGGAGAGTTCATCGCAGTATCCGCAAGGGTTTTGACACCGCTTGCATTCTTGGAAGTCCTTGGCCCGGTTGGCCGTCATGGGCGGAGGAAGATTTGGAAGTTCCGGCTGTTGAACAACCAAAGGGTATCGTTGCGGGCGCTCGCGCGCCCGGGTCTCGGGGCTCAATTTCATGGGGATGTCTCCTGAAGCTTTTGCTTACAGGATAATGATGCGGCTTAGAATCGTATACCGCAACGTGTATAATGCTGCTCTAAGAGGCGCATGAATACTTCGAGGGACAGGGAATGTTCGATTTTTCACAGGCTCTAATATTAGCTCTGGCGGGCGCGTTTAGGGAGAACAAAAGCCTACGCGGGTGGGTTCTGGCTATTTCAGTTGTAGTACTAATAGGAGCCAGCATGGCACTGTTATACACCCTGTTTTCTCCTCCATACCTCTCTCCCTACCGAAGCAACATAATCGGCATAGGTGTGGGTTTGATGCTTGTCGGGTTTGGCGCTTTTACGATGACAATATTTTCATTCGTGCCCGAAACCGAGCTCCGCGACGCGTTGCAGCCAGATGAGTTTATCTTAAGAATGGTAGCTAATCTCGGCAAAAGCAACATCCAGAGAAGTTTAGAAACCGAGCCGCACCCTGCACGTGAGGTCCGTGATCGGGCAAAAGAGCCATATGACATCATAGAGAGTATCCAGTCAAACCTGGGGCAGCTTCTAGAATACTACATCATCAATAAAGGGCAGGCGAAAAGCAGCTTCAGGGCAAGCACAATGTCCATAGCAGTTGGATTTCTAACCATAATCGGCGGTATCTGGCTTTCATATAGTGGTAGGCTCTCGGATAATAGCGCTGTCTACATTTCCGTGTTAGCCGGTGTTGTACTTCAGTTTATCGGGGCGGCCTATTTCTATCTTTATAACCGCAGTCTTATGCAGTTGAACTTCTTCTTCAATCGACTAGCGTTGATGCAAGATACTTTGCTTGCTATTCGCCTAACAGACTCCATTCCAGAAGGTGACGTCAAGCATAAGGTGCTTGAGAAACTGATATTTACGATTGTGACGCGAGATCCGAAAACGCCTCAATATGAGCTCACAACAAAGTCACCTGCACTCAGTGGCAGCTCCTCTGATACCAAGCCTGCGGCAACGGACGCTGCATAAAAAATCACATCAATTTGCACAATAGACACGATACAACACGTAAAAATTGTGTCAGCTTTCTAGGTAACAGGGTGCGGTCCCAATCCCGCATCCTGGCCTATTGAATGCTGATTGGGAGGCAAAAACAAAGGAAAGTATTGGGATGTGGAACGTCCTATCATTCTCAAAGCCCACGAAGTCCGTGGCATCTTAGACGGCAGACAAACTCAGCTCCGCCGTATTATCAAACCCCAACCACATGGCAGCTCTGACTTCTTCCATATTGAATATGGTAATCGGAAGTTTAGCGGGCCTCAGGCTTACCTTGTCGATTTTTTGGCGAGGTATGGCTGCCCCTTCGGCAAAGTAGGCGAACGCCTGTGGGTAAGGGAAACGTGGCAACCACTTTGGGCTGAAGCTGAGACGCCGCCGCCACACGGACTAAAGAGTCCGGAGGGATGGTCCATAGGATACCCCGCCACAGATGGTATTGAGGACTGGTATCACCCTGACCATGGTTTGGTAAATCGCTGCAAGTCTAGCACCCAAATGCCCCGCTGGGCCTCCCGCATCCTGCTGGAAATCGTCAGCGTGCGGGTGGAGCGGCTGCAGGATATTTCCGACGAAGATGCTAAGGCTGAGGGTGCTGAGGAGGCAGGACATACGAGCCGCAACAGTGAATTCTACAAGGCTGGTTTCTGCCTTCGGTGGTCGAAAATTTACAGCCCGAGGCTTTGGAACTCCAACCCGTGGGTCTGGGTGGTCGATTTCAAGCGGGTGACCGCATGATATGGCACAATTTCCATCCCTCCCTCTATTTACGGATGCTTATCTTGCCGACACCCGGCACCTGACCGCGCAGCAGCACGGCGCCTACCTTCTCCTGCTGATGATGGCTTGGCGTTCGCCCGACTGCGCCATACCCGACGATGATGTGACGCTCGCCCGCTGGGCTTCCATGGACCTGCGTGCATGGAAGAACAACCGCGATGTCATTCTCGCATTCTGGCGCCCCTTCATCGCGGAAGATGGCAAGCAAAAATGGCGACAACTTAGGCTGCTGGACGAGCGCAAACATGCTGAACGTGTCCACAGCAAGAATGTTGAGGCCGGACGAACTAGTGCGTTGAAAAGAAAGGAAAGGGGTTCAACCGGCGTTGCAACCGAACCTCAACCAAAATCCAACCCCCAGACCCAGACCCATAAAGAAGAAGATAAATCTTCTTCTCCCTCTGTATCTCCCAAACCAACGAAAGCCCGAAAGGATGCCAACCCTCGAACAAGCCTTAGCCAGTTTCTCGAAAACACTGGGGGCCTCCCGCCAGCCGAATGGGGAGCCTACCCTCGAATCGAACACGGATGGCCAATTGAACGCATCAACGCAACATGGCGAGCCTTCCACCGATACTGGACAAGCCCTGACTGTCCAAAGCCCCTCAAGCGAGACTGGCGTGGCACTTGGGAGAATTGGTGCGATAGAGAGGCCAAGGACAGCAGAGGAAGCCGCCAAGCTGGCGGAGGATCTGGTAGCAACCTTGCTGCCGCCGTCAATGGCTTCGTGGCTCGCCGCGCGGGAGTACCAGGACAGGACGGGGCTCCAGATGTTCCCAGCGGTTCCGAAGCCGGAACGAACTCCGGACATGGTGGCATGTATCTCGAAGACGGTAGCATCGCTTTCTGAGATAACCTCGCCGGCAAAAAGCCGCCCAAGCGAATTGGCGGAGCTTCTTGGCAAGATGTTGGCGGCTTTCAACCTCTACACCGGGGACGCGGCCAAGGTTGCGGCGCAGATTGAGGTGTGGGGTGAGGAGCTGCAAGGCTTCCCGATGTACGCCATTCGCAAGGCCTATAAGTGGGCTATCAGGTCGGAAAGCAAGATGCCCTCGTTGGGGTCATTCATCGTGGATGTGCGTCTTGCTGTCGGAGCGAACGTGCTGGCCCGGAAACGGTTGCTGCAGCAGTGGTTGAACCAATAGGCGATGTTGCGCCCCGCTACACCGAAAGCATCGCGACGAAAATCAAGAGAAAATACCATGTATGAAGTTCAAGAAGATCGTGATTGGAAACTGTGAGCTCTACCAAGGTGACTGCCTTGAGGTGTTACCGGGCATCGGCTCTGCAAACCACGTAATTACAGATCCTCCTTACGAAAAGGAAGCACACACCAGCGCCCGCCGCGTTTTGACAAAAGCACATGGCCGCAATGAGACCCGCAAAGTTGAGCGATTGGCAATCGAATTTGACCAAATCTCTGAGGATGTTCGGAAGCGCGTCGCCAAAGAAATCGCCCGGATTACGGACGGCTGGAGTCTTATTTTCTGCCAGGTAGAAGGCTCCCACCTTTGGCGGGAGGCACTTAAAGGATCTAAGTACAGGCGAACAGGTATTTGGGTGAAGCCTGATGGTGCTCCACAATTCACCGGAGATAGGCCAGGCATGGGCTACGAGTCCATTGTCATGCACTGGCACGGACAAGGCCGTAGTTCGTGGAACGGCGGCGGCAAGCATGGTGTTTTTACACATTCCAAAAGCGACCCCGGCTATGGACATGGTGGTAAGCGCAATGAGCACCCAACTCAAAAGCCAATAAAGCTGATGAAAGAGCTGGTATCTCTCTTTTCGCAGCCGGGCTCGGTGGTGTTGGACCCATTTATGGGCAGCGGCTCAACCGGCGTAGCGTGTGTCCATACTGGCCGGCGCTTTATCGGCATTGAGCAGAATGCGGCTTATTTTGAGCTGGCGTGCCAACGCATCGCGGAGGCGAGGAGCCAACCTGACCTATTCATTCCCTCGTAGCAACGCTACTTCCGCAACTCGTCCAACGATGGCGGAAAATAGTAGTTCTTCAGAGCCGTGTAGGCTTCGACCCCTGCCGCAGAAATGATTGACAACACGAACGCTGCGAGAACAGCAAAGACGGCTTTCCTAACTTTCACTCCGATGCGTTTCATGGACATGCCTCCGTATGCGGCGGATCATCCACCGACTCGTGACAATTATCGGAGACAAAAGTTAATGTTTCGTCCCCGAATGAGACGCATGGTACGCGGGGAGACTTTATCAGAAGTTAACATGAGCGCTGAATCGGGTGCTTATCAGGACATAAAAGTTAACGAATGTTTTGCGGTCTTTGTGCATTAACGAATTTTGGCGGAGAGTGTTAAGATTGCCGTACTTTGTGGTACGCCTTGACTATACGCGAACAAAATAGGAACAAAAGCCGGTCGAAGCCGGAGAAAATTCCTATGACCTACCGAAAAGGCGAACTCACAGCCGCTGCGATTGACCGCGGCTGGCCATATCAGGTGGTTCTTGATGCCGACCTGTGCAAAGGCAAGAACCACGACCTGCACACCCAATTCAACTTCGGGACATCCCTCTGCGCGCGCGGCCATTCGGTGATGCAGGATGGCAAATGGTACAGGGTGTTCTGCTATTCCATCAGGGAAGACGCCGAATCCTTCATGGCCCGTTTCGGCGGCGAGTGGTTCGAGCCAAAGAAGCAGGGCAGGGGCGCGAAGTGGATGACCTATGGCGGAAAGCTTACGAAGTCGGTTTCGTCCTGACAAAGCCTGCCAGCGCCCAATAGACGGCAGAGCCGAACACAAGCACGGATATCGGCCAACCGATGGCAAAGGCGGCAACGGATAGCAGCGTTACCCATGGTGACCTGACGTGCAGGCCAATCCCCGCGTCTTGGTGGAGCTTCAGCACAAGCTCGCCGTCGGTCAGGTCGCGGTATTCGGTGTAGAACTTGCGGAAGCTGGTGACGGTGTACCAGCATTTCTGGTTGCGCAGGGGGACCGTTGTGTCTTTGGGAAGCTCGTAGTCGGTGCCAAGCATCCCCCTGGCCGTTTCACACTCCACAGGGACCATGGCAACACCGTTGGATGGGATTTCGTCCAGGACATGCTCATAGCGGAATTCCCGGGCCACATTGCCGTAGCTGAGAATGACTGTCGCGACGACAAAGGTGATGGAAAGGACAACCCAGCTCCGAAACAATCCGCGCTTGATGTTCATGGCTCGACCCCGAAATGCCGTGCCGCACGGTACGAAACCGGGTATACTCGCGTCAATGGCATCCACAAAATCAGCGCACTTTGCCCGGGTTGCTTCGCTCGGATGCATCCTTGCGCCTAAGTGGGGCCACCAATGCGGCGGCAGGACAACAGTGCATCACCCTATTGGCTGTGAGTGGCGCGGCATGGGTCAAAAAGCGCCGGATGATTGCGTCATACCTCTGTGCGATGCTCACCACCAGCACTCCCGCAATGCTATTCACCAGATGGGAAAGCGCCCCTGGGAGGAGCGCTATGGTACGCAGCGGGAGCTGCTGGAACTGGTCAGGAAAATGTTACTCTCTTCCAGGCTGGAAGTACTTTAGACGACCCTTTTTCCGTACATTCGCTAGGGTTTCGCGCATTTTTTCCTTAAAAGAATTATCTTGCCAATTCAGCACCATTCTCTGCCTGAGAATTTCCTTGAGTTCCGATGGCATCGGACGTTTGGGTTTTTGCGGCTTTTCATAAATAGTTGGTACGCGGGTAAGAATTTCAGCTTCTTCCCTTCTCAGTTCGACAAGGCGATGGATGCAGCTTGCCTGCTCTGACTCGATATCGCGCAGGCGCTGGAGGTCAGCGGCGGATTTCATCTCGTCACCTCCAGCCTGCGGAACTCCTCGGCCAAGTCGGGAAAATATGCGCAAACAAAATCCACCTTGCGCCAGTTGAAAAACATGTCCCCGCGCGGCTTCGTGGCCCGCCAAAACAGGCGGTCATTGAGAGGCATCTCCTTGAGAAGGGCGATGGCATCCACCGCCCATTTCCGAGCCTGCCTTAGTTGTTCATCTTTTGGCTTGGTGCGTTGGTATTGGTTGGAATTAAGCTGCTTTTTCATCGCTCACCACTTTCATCTCACCGGTGAGACGGCTGTTGATGCTGTCGGCCTTGTCCGCTGCAGCTTCCTTCGCAGCGGCGGTCTGGTCGTAGTTGTCATTGTCAGCGGCATCAAGGTCGTGGGTGACGGCAGAGAAGTGCATTTTACAGGCGCGACGAATGCAGGCCACTTTTGCTTTCTCGGAAAACCAAGACGACCAGAAAGAGTCGTTCTGAGCCTTGCCTCGTATTTTGTCTATTTCCGCCCGGTTCATAGCGACAACATGCGAAACGCGTTCAGTACCGGCGTCATAAGACAATTGTGCGTAGACTCCCACAATATCAGCGTCCTTGCGGTCGCCAAAAGCGTCAAGACGCTCGTGCTCAACAAGCTCAAGAAATCCGTTGCGGCGGATGGCGCACTTCTCACCCTTGTAAACACACTCCACCTGCGCGGAGAACCCGGGTAAGGATTCTTGAAGGCGAGCAAGGTATCCTCGATATCCAATCTGTAGGCAGCACTCGTGCTCCTTCTTTTCCTTGTTCCAACGGGCAATCAGATGAGCGTGCTGTCGCCCATCAATTCCCAGTCGTAATTTGGCTGCATCCCTCATGCAAAATATGACGCTTTCATAGTTGCATTTGGTTAGGTCGTTCTTGCCGCCCTCGGACTTCTTTATTTCGGCAAGTACACTTTCGGCGTACCCCTTGCCTCTCTCGCTTCCGAGAATGCGATTTAGGCTCTTTACCGTGCCGCCTGCGACAAGGTGGGATTTGATGACTTCATAGTTTGTGGGTTCGCTCACATTTTGCTCTCCTGTTGGTTAAATGACCGGCATGAAGCCGTAGTTGATGGCGGGCGCGTGCATGGAGATATCGTCCATCTGGCGGCAGTGAACCCGGTCCGGGTAGGCAGGCCACTCAAACTCTTCCCCATAGCGTTCCATCATGGTTGCATAGGTTCTGAGGGCTAGCTTGTAGGCTTCCCGCCCACGTTCAATGGTCTGGTCACAAATGGTGGTGGCGTAGACTTTGTAGGGGAAGCTGGATTGCTGGAAGACGAAGACAAAATCCTGGTGGTCGCCTAGGCCCAGCGCCTTCATCCCATCCAGATAAAACGCGGCCTGAATGTAGTATCCGTACCGGACGATAGCACGGTCGATTTCGCGCTCACTGACCTCGGCAATGGTCTTGTAGTCCACGGTCATGCCGTGAGCCTGCCGAAAGTAATCGTGGCGGCAGCGACAAAGCGCCCCCGTCTCTTTGTCCTTCCAAACCATGGTCACCTCGGTTTCGCCTTCGGTGAAGAGCCGGGAGACAGTAGGCATTGCGTGAATTTGAGCGACAGCCGCACGCATACCCTCCAACTCGCCTTCTCCGACGAAGCCGGGAACCTTTGAGGACTGGACTCCAGCCTTTACCTTGATGCGTTCTTCAAAGCTGTCAGGCTCCAGTAGGAGCGTGTGGAAGGCTGTGCCACGCGCAAGGGCGCTGGTCTGCTTCGGCTGTTTGTAGCCCTTATTCATCGGGGAGAGAGCCCAATAATCCTTAGGACTCTGGAGTAGGCGTTTAACGCCTGACGCACTGACGGCGGGGTCCATCTGGTATTGTTCGTTGGGTATTCCGCGGTGCAAGCCCACCGCAAGTGGCGTAGTATTCACGTAGTATTTCTCCTTTGTTGTAGGGGTATGTTGGGGGATACAAGGAATATGGGCAAGAGATATATTGTAAAAATTGTTGTAAAAAACGCTTTACAACTTAAAATATACGTGTCAGCTTCCAGTTACCAACAAAGGAGAACAAAGAAATGACTTCCGACTACATTTACACTCCCGTCGTGCGCGAGACTACGCTTGACCGCATGACCAACTGGCTGTCCGACGTATTCTACGGCAGCTTTACCGGGCAACTGCTGGTGCAGGGCGCTTTCTTCATCGCGGGGTGCGCCACGATTGCCGCCGTCGTGTTTGTGGCTGCGGCATAATCATCAACCCAAAAGAAAGCGAGGACATGGATGACACGCAAACTCTGAAGCTTGAGGCAGGGAAGTATTACCGGACGCGGGATGGTCGAAAAGCATTCGTCACAGCTGTAGCGATGGAAAATCCGTTCGGTGCCATGAACGAGCTATATCCCGTGATTGGCTACGTCGAAGGACGATACGCTTCTGCAAGCTGGACCGCAGAGGGTTTCTTGCTGATGGAGTGTGAACGCGGAGACGATCTCGTTGCCGAATGGGTAGAGCCCAAGCGCATCCAAGGGTGGATGAATGTTTATGCCGGACACATCCCGGGCCTAGTGAACCGGGAAAATTTGAAGACCGATTCATTTGGCGGCCAAATTTATGGGTCCCGATGCCATGCGGATATTGCCGCATACACCGGAGGACTAGATGCCGACCTGGTACGCATCGCCTGCATTGAAATCGAGGTCGTAGAGGGTGAAGGTCTGGAGGGCGGGCAGTGAACTACCTCTCCTCCCTGGTCACCCGCGCCCTGCGCAGTCTGACGGCATCCCGTTGCGATACACCGGAACCCGATATCTGGAAGAAACCCCACGTCCGGCAATCCCAACGCTTCAACAAGCGCATCCATATCGGCGTAAGGACAGGCCGCATCACTACCGGACAATGCGACGGCAAGTATCCATCCAAGGACCTGTCGAGGGACATCAGGGACGGATATTTCACGACCAAATGCCCGGAGACGGGGCAGGAGGTGTGGGAAACCAACCCCGCCACTGGCTGCAAGTACAAGGTCTATTTTTGGACAGGCAAGCTGCCTCCGCATTGGGTGAACACGCCGTCATACAAGGGGGCCGAGCGCCGGAAGGTGGTGAGGGGAGGTAGCCGATGAAAAGGATTGTCTTATCGCTTCTTGGGATGGCCATCGTCTTGGCCCTCGCGTGGATAGCCGGGTTTGATTTTAACGAGCGTGGCCCCCTTGCTGTGCTTGTCGCAATCTATGCCCTCGCCGGTGCCGTCGTAGGTTGGGTACTGCCGGTATCCTTGCGCGCCATTACAGAATAACCAACGAAAGCATATCACTTGAAATTCCAGAAAATCATGCATGTGCCGGCGGATGAAGTCCGCAGGGAGATGGAAAAGGCCGTCACCGCACAAGGCGCACAGAACAAGGTCGCTGCCGATGTTGGCGTCCACCGCCAAGAGCTGAATGCATTCCTGCGCGGCGGCAATCGAATTCCGCGCAAGGTGCTTGGATGGCTCGGGCTTGAGGAGCGCAAGGTCTACGTGGCCAAGAAGGAGGCAGGCGATGCTTAGAAAGATCAGTTGCGTGATTGTATTCTGTTCATGCCAAGGCGTGGTGCTCGGAATTTTTGGCAGAATAGCTGGAATCGAAATCCCGTTCATCATTGGGTATAGTGTTGGACTGATTACGGCGGCAGCCTACTGGCAAGGGGAGGCTGCCGATGCATAGCGACATCTACGACGAAAGCGGCTGTGTCGTCGGCTGGCTTGGTGAAGGGCTGGGCAAGGTGTTTGCGCCAGCGGTTGCCAGCGTCTTGAACCCGCAGAAACCTCAACAGGTGGAAGAGCGAACTGTGGAGCCTCTTGAGCTCACCACGCCCGCCAGGGGCTTATGGACCGCAAAGGTGTCTCCATAAGCCTTTGGTGGCCTCGTATGGTCTCCCGTGTACCCGGCAACAAAAAGAGGAAAATGTTTCACCATTCAAAATCATGGGCTTAGGAAGCGCATAAGATTTGCGTTGGCTCTAGCGTAGGCCAATTTCGGCGCCGCTAGTCATCAGCCCCTTGGCATAAGCAAATCACGCCAGTAAGGTGCGCAGCACAGCAGCCGACCTTCACAATCTTTTTTGTTGAAAGGACCGGCTATGGAAAACTCCGACTCTCTCTCCCTCGAAATCATGGGCGTGAAGGCTGCCGCCAACGGGCAGTTTGCGATCTCCTTGCTGATTTCCGCAGCTATCTTCTTCGCTATCGTCTTTCTTATTGGTAGACGGCGGGGGTGGTGGTAACAGCGTATTGAATATAGCGCAGCGAAATCTTGCGCCCTTCATATTCAATTTCTGTCGGTGCGGCTTCAGGAACGAAACGGTCATCTCGGTAAACCACGACCAAGACGAGCTCCAGATTTCTTGGGTCGTCGATGTTCGCCGATTCTACATCTTTAACGAATTTGGCCGCGCTATGTCTTAAGTATACCTTACTTGGGTAGGAGATAACCTTTACCTCAAACAACTTGATTGCCAGCAAACCTTCTGCAATACCATCAAAAACGTGGCGTTTAATTCCGCTGTTGAAAACAATATTCCTACGTATGTTGGGATAGTCCTGCGCAAGTACAGAAAAAGCTAAATTTTCGCCCTGTACATATATTCTGTGCAGGTCGTCTTGGGCCGATTGTGCGGATGGCGTGCTAGGAAAGGCGTCATGAGATGGCTTGATATCGCTGCCTGATGTCGTCACAGGTGCATTTTGGCGTGCATCCGGAACAGGTTCCGGCTCCGCATTGAAGGTAAGCTCGACCGCCTCCATCTTAGTTTTTGCCTCAACCTCGGCAACCGTCGCAGGCGCCATCATCAGTTTGAGGAAGTTACTTTCATCGGTGTAATCTGACGGAGCGTACAAAACCCTGGGCTTCATCCAAAGGGTCACAAAAAATACCGTCACCAGGAACATTGGGAATATCATAAGGAACCAGACGTATTTGCCTTGGCTCTCCGGCGTAATGAAGGGGAGGATAGCTGTGCCGCTTATCTCTGCCAAACCGGCAAAGATGGCGATAATACTCAACGGGTTTTTAATATGCCCGACCTTTTCAATCATGATTCCGCCCCTAAAAACCGCTGAAGAGTATTCGCGGCCGGTAACAAGTCAAGGTCGCATTAAAAAAGGCCCCGAAGGGCCTTATCCGCTGGCGGCGTTACTTTGCGGCGACGCTCTGGGAATCGAAGAAGTTGTCAGCCTTGGGATTGGCCTGACCCTGTTCGAAGCCCATATTGGCGACGCCGACGATAAGTGCGGCAGCTGCGATGAATGCAATCATTTCAGTATCCTTTGTTGATTATGTGCCCGAAGGCAAAAGGATGCTGCGCCGGGTCTGATAGTCCGTCAACAACTTTAACGCTTGTTATCATATATGATTTACTCAAAATTAGTGTGCGCGTCGGATAGTGAATAGGTCAATTAGGACGACTTCGATGTGCAAGCCTCCAGACAACGCCATTGCAGGCGTACTTGATCTTTCCGCGTTGACGGCTGAAATGAGAATCAGCGCAATGGAGCAAATAAAAAGGCAGCAACCGACGGCGAAACTTGACCCGTCTTGGATGGTCACTGTGACCAATGCCGGGGGGATGATGGGCAGGCTGTATTTGGGGGCCGAGTGGAAATATAAGATTCCCCTCAAGTGCCGATGCCATTTATGACGCTTGCCATGCGTTGGCAGCTAAGCCATGATTCAGCATGGCTAAACGCGGGCGCCCGACTGATTTCAAACCTGAGTATGTAGAGCAGGTAGAACGCTTCTGCGCGGTGATGGGCACACTCGACGTCGATATTGCCCAGTTTTTCGACGTTTGCGTTGCTACGATTGGAAACTGGAAGAATGAACATCCGGAATTTTTAGAGGCCATAAAGCGCGGAAAGGCTGTATGTGACCGTGAGGTGGGCGAAAAGCTGATAGAACGGGCTATGGGAGCCAAGTTCTATCAGGAGAAGGAAATCAAGCTCAAAACCGTCGAGTACGAGAATGGCAAGAAGTGCCGTGAAGATGAGCGGTTTGAGGTTGTGCGTCTCGAAGGGCAGGCGCCTCCAGATACTCAGGCACTCATCTTCTTCCTGAAAAACCGAAGACCTGACTTGTGGCGCGATAAGCAGGAGATTGAGCACTCTGCCGACAAGGATGCACCGCCTGTATTCACGCTTAAAATAGACAATTCATAGGAGGCGCGATGGATGTAGCACTTGGATGGTGGGCAATCCCAACAATCATCACGGTTGGCGCATTGAGCTGGTCTCTTCAGGGCGAATTCATGAAGTCAGGTGCTTATAGCCTACCTGCAGCCATCCTGACCGTGCCAACCGGCATCATTGTCTCTCTTGTGGCATGGGTGATTTATCTGGCCGTTTCGTGAGTGGCTGCCTACGTCTACCAGCGCCCAAAGCTCTATAAGCTCCAGTCGGAAGCATTCTTCAACGATTTTAGGTACGCGTGGATTGAGGGCTCGACCAAGTCCGGCAAGACCGTGTCCTGCATGGCTTGGCTTGTCGAGCAAGCAATCTTTCTTGGAAAAGAGGGGCGGGAGTTTTGGTGGGTAGCGCCAGTTTCAGGAACAGCATCGATCGCGTTTCGTCGTCTTAAGCGCGGTATCCATAGCTTCTTCATCCGGTCGGTGATTTCATCAGAAGGTAAGGAGACAATTACCCTCATCAATGGGGCCGTCATCCGCTTCAAATCAGGAGAGAAGACGGATAGCCTTTATGGTGAAGATGTGTGGGCGGCCGTGCTCGATGAGGCAAGCCGTATGCGGGAAGAGGCATTCTTCGCCATTCGCTCGACTCTTACCGCCACCCGGGGCCCAATCCGCATTATCGGGAACGTCAAAGGTCGCAAGAACTGGTTTTATCGTGGTTGCCGAAAAGCTCAGGCTGGAGAGCAAGGCCACATCTACCGCAAAATCACCGCGCTCGATGCCGTCGCCGCCGGGGTGTTCCCCCAGGAGGAACTGGACGACGCCCGCCGCGCGTTGCCCGATGCCGTCTTCAGGGAACTGTATCTCTGTGAGCCATCCGATGACGGCGGCAACCCATTTGGGTTGAACTTCATCAGACAAAACATCGCGCCGCTGTCGAGGAAGGCTCCAGCGGTTTTCGGAACCGACTTGGCGAAGTCAGTGGACTGGACGGTTATCCATGGCTTGGATGATGACGGGGTGACCTGTAGCCATACCCGCTTCCAAAAGCCATGGAAGGAAACCATGGAGCATGTCCGGCTCATCTGCGGCTCAACTCACACAGTTGTAGACAGCACCGGAGTGGGCGATCCCATCGTGGAAGACCTCCAGCGGCCGGGCGGTGGCATATCGAATTTCGAGGGCTTCAAGTTCTCGTCCCAGAGCAAGCAAATGCTGATGGAGGGTTTAGCGGTTGCCATCCAACGCGGGCAAGTGCAATATCCTGATGGGGTTATCGTATCGGAGCTTGAGAGTTTTGAATATGAATATACCCGGACGGGCGTGAGGTATACCGCGCCAGAGGGAAGCCATGATGACTGCGTAATGGCTCTTGCTCTGGCTGTTTATGCCAGAAACAACCGGATGCCTGAACCGCAATTGATTGTACTGTAGAGTGAAACTGTTTGGAAATTGGTTTAAGAAGGCTGCTCCAGCCATCACAAGCTCGGTATTCATTGACAGCCTGATTGGCAACCTGCCGCAGAACATCCGCGCCTATGCGGTGGAAGGCTACTCTCAAAACCCGATTGCTTTTGCCTGCGCCAGCATTATCGCCACCGCTGCCGCCTCAGTGAAGTTGGAGGTTCACCGCTGGGACGCTGAAGGCAAGAAGGTGGTGGAGACAAAGCACCAGGTCCTTGACCTGCTTGAACGCCCCAACAAGATGCAGACCTGGGAAGAGTTCGCCATTGAGATGGTGAGCTGGCACCGCATCGCCGGGGAGGCCTTCATCCTGCGCCTGCCTGCCAACGGGCAGCCAAAAGAACTTTACGTCCTGAACCCTGCAAACATGGATGTTAAGGGCGGCTCGAACGGCAATATTCCTGAGAAGTTTGTTTACACGGTCAATAACGAGAAGCGGGAATACCGCGTCAATCAGTTCAGCGGAGAATGCCAAATCCTGCATATCAAGACCAACAACCCCAACGACCCGTGGCGCGGCCTTTCGCCTTTGAGCGCTTCCGCCCGTGCCGTAGACATTCACAATGCCGGCGCGAAATGGAACTCCAGCCTTCTCAACAACAGTGCCCGTCCTTCAGGCGTTCTTGAGATTGCCGGAACTGTCGATCCCAGTACCGCTGAACGTCTCCGCAAGTGGTTTAAGGACGCATGGCAGGGGGCTGGCAACGCCGGAGGCCTGCCGCTGCTGACAGGAGGCGCCAAGTTCACGGCACTCTCCCACAATCCCAAGGACATGGATTTCCAAAACAGCATGTCCGCCGCTGCCAAGGACATAGGCTTGGTCTACGGCGTTCCTCTGCCGCTGCTAACCATGGAAGCCTCGACGTTCAGCAACATGGACGCCGCCCAAGAGCGTTTGTGGACTGAGACTGTCTTGCCGCTGCTGGATCTTCTTATCAAGAAGCTGTCAGGCTTCCTCGTAACCCAGTTCGGCGAAACCAATATGCGACTGGCCTACAATGCTGACAGCGTTCCGGCCCTTGAAGCCAAGCGTGAGCGGATGTTCAAACGCATGAAAGAGGCGGTGGGCGGAGGGCTCCTCACTCCAAACGAAGCTAGGGTGGAGATGGGATTCGATGAGATTGACGGTGGTGAGGAGCTACTGGTTCCGGGAAACCTCCGCCCTGCCAATAGCGGCATGCAGAGCCAAGGCGGTGCGCTGGCAAAGGCCATGAAGGACGCAGGATTCACCGCGTCTGAGATTGCCGAAGCACTGGAGCCGGAATTGAAGAAAGCTGCATGAGGTGACGTTCACCTGCACCAAGGCATCCGAGCTGACCCTTTGGGACAACCTGATGGCATCGGTGGAGCGCCCGTTTGCATCTGCAATCGAGGAAGAGAAGAACCGCTACATTCAGGAGGCGGCGGCTGCATTCCCGATATCATTGCGCCTGTCAGATCAGGCTTTTGAAACCCACCGCGCCAATATGTCAGACATCGCCGGGAGATACGACGGCGTAGCAATCCGTCTCGGTCTGTTCGAGGCGATGAAGGGCATCAAATCAGCGGCTCATCTTTTGCAGCGAAAGGAAGGGTGGGAAGGGCTGTGGCTTTACCTTGTCCGGCGGTGGATATCAGAACACGGTGCCCAGCGAGCTCGCGAAACCGCCGAAACTACCCGGACGGACATGCAGAAGGTCATCGACCTGGCCCTATCTGCAGAGGAGGAGTTCAATCCCCAGCAGGTGGCCGCGAAACTGCTAAGGGTTTCCGGGATCAGCGCATGGCGTGCCAGCGTGATTGCCCGCACCGAAACACATGGTGCGATGATGTTTGCCAGCGAAGAAGGCGCGGCAAAAGTAGGCAGGGACAACGGCATTTCCATCCTGAAGGCATGGTTGCCCGTTCAGGACGAGCGTACCCGCGTCAGCCATGCCAGCATGTCCAGCCATCCGGCAATCGGTATGGACGAGGATTTCCTCGTCGGCGGCGTCCGGATGAAGCGTCCGGGCGACCCAAAAGGTGGAGCCGCCAACTGCATCAATTGCCGCTGCGTCCTGATCTACAAGGAAGCAGAATAGCTATTGTGTTCAATTCCAAGTTGTGTGTTTAATATCAGCATGAATAAGCAAAAACATCTTGAGTTCGTCGCCGACATCAAAGCTGTAGGGGATGAAGGTGAGGGCGTGTTCGAAGGCTACGGCTCGGTATTCGGTGTGGTGGATAGCTACAACGACATCGTAGTGAAAGGTGCTTTTGAGGACAGCCTCAAAGAATACGGGATGCCAAAGCTGTTGCTCCAGCACTCGACCTGGATGGTTGGAGGCAAGTGGCTCGAAGCCCGGGAGGATGAAAAGGGACTGTGGCTCAAGGGGCAGTTGAACCTTGAAGTGCAGTCAGCACGCGAGGTTTACGCTCTGATGAAGCAGGGCGCCATCAACGGCCTCTCTATCGGTTACCGTACCGTTGAGGAGACCATCAACCGCGAGACAGGCGAGAACATCATCAAAAAGGTGCGCCTGTATGAAGTTTCCATTGTCACGTTCCCCGCCAATGAGGCCGCGACCGTGACAGGCGTCAAGAACGCCCCCGCCACCGTGCGGGAGTTTGAAAAGTTTCTGCGAGAGGCAGGATACAGCAAGGAGGAGGCGAAGATCATCGTCTCCAAAGGCTACAATGCATTAGAGACCCGTCGGGAGGATGGTGACGCTGCATTGGCTCTGGACGCGCTGCAAGGCGCATTAGACCAATTAAGAAAGTCACTTCCCAATGTCCGACATGGAGAAGCTTACGCAGCTCGGGACTGAGCTGCAAAAGGGTCTGCACGACCTGCAGGCTGCACAGACGCAGCTCAAGAAAGACACCGACGGTCTCGTGACCGAAAAGGTGAACAAGATTGCCAACGACCTCGGCGTAAAGCTGGAAGAACTGCAAGCCAAACAGCTTGAGGTTCAGGCCGCTATCGAGCGCGTGGGTACCACCAGTGAGAAGAAGGAAGACGCTGAGGCTCTTGCGAAGAAAGAGGCCTTTATCTCCTTCCTGCGTGCCGGTGGCGACACCAGCAAGATGAAGCCGGATCACGTCAAGGCGCTGTCTACCGACAACATGGCCAACGGCGGATACCTGGTGGCTCCGCAGATGCTCGGCATCATCAATGCCCGTGTGTTTGAGACTTCCCCGATGCGCCAGATGGCCAATGTCATGCGCACCAGCAACAAGAGTGTTGAGGTCGTTCTTGACGATGATGAGGCAAGTGGTGGCTGGGCTGGTGAAAACGACACCGCCACTGAAACAGGCACCCCGCAGTTCGGCAAGCTGGAGATTCTGGCCAAGAAGCTCTACGCCTACCCGAAGACCTCAAACGAAATGCTGGCGGACTCTGAGTACGATGTTGAGGCATGGTTGACGAGCAAGATTGGCGACAAGTTCGCACGCCTCGAAAATAGCGCGTTTATTGCCGGTAACGGCGTGAGCGCTCCGCGCGGCATTCTGACCTACGCCAATTACAGCACTCCTGGTGCCTACCAGCGCAATGCCATTGAGCAAATTGCCAACGGCAGCACCAGCGCCCCGACCGAAGCAGGCCTTATCAGCCTCATGGGCTCCCTGAAGGAAGAGTATCAGGCCAACGCCCAGCTCATGATGAAGCGTTCCACCTTCATCGAGTACCTGAAGCTGTCCGGCACCAACGTCTTCCGCTTCTTCAACCTGCAACCGCAGTCCGGCCCGCAAGGCAGGGTTCTGGGTGGCAGCTTGAGCCTTCTGGAGAAGACCGTTCGCCTCGCCGACGACATGCCAGCCATCGGTTCCAACGCTCTCGGTGTTGCTTACGGCGATTTCAGCCGCGGTTACACCATCGTGGATCGTCAGGCGATCTCCGTGCTCCGTGACCCCTATACGAGCCCGGGCCTGACCAAGTTCTACGCCGAGAAGCGCGTGGGCGGTGGTGTGACGAACTTTGAAGCCATCAAGCTTCTGCGGTTCACCGTGTCCTAAGCCGATAACCAGTAACAACGAAAGTCATTACCATGGCTCAATTCGATACCGCTTCGGTCATCGCTCCCAGCGTTGGCCTGAACACGGCTGCCATCACGTCGAACACCACGACCAATGGCGTCATCATCGACACCCAAGGGTACAACTCCCTCACGTATCTCCTGAACGTGGGCGCTCGTACCGATGGGACGTTCACCCCGTCAATCCAGCACGGCGACGCCGCCAACCTGTCTGATGCCGCTACCGTGACCGCCGACGATCTTGTTGGCACGTACGCGGGCGCTGCGATCAGTGCGGCACAGACCGTCAAGAAGATCGGCTACGTCGGCAATAAGCGCTACGTGCGCCTGCAGGTGGTCAGCACCAGCGTCTCAAGCGGCGCAACTGTCGGTGCGACGGCTCTCCTCGGTGAGCCGGAAGTCGGCGCTATCGCGCAGTAACAGAAGAAGGGGCGCTTCGGCGCCCCGCTTCCCAATGAAAGTATCAATTCATGCAAACCGTTAAAGTCAAAATGCTCCGCAACAAGATGGGGTCCAATGACGGGGTAACCACCCAGATGTATCTCGAAGGCGAAGAATACGAGGTTTCCGAGACCCTGGCCAAATCCTTCATCGATGAAAATCTCGCTGAAGTCGCCGAAGGCGGTGAGAAGGCTGAGAAGCCCCTCGAAAACAAGGCTGAGAAGCCGGTAAAGAACAAGGCTGCATAGCTTGTTCAACACCAAGTCCTACACGTTAGTCACGCCACCCGCTTCCGAGCCGGTGGCGTTGGCCGATGTGAAAACCTTCCTGCGGATTGACGTCTCGAACGATGACGCCATCCTCAATATGTTGATTTCCTCATGCCGGCGTATGGCTGAAGAATACTGCCAGCGAGCTTTTATCACCCAAAGCTGGCGCCTCGTCATGGATCGCTTCACTGATGGTGAGATCCAGCTTTTGCCGGGCTTCTATACAGCCCCCACACCTTTCGAGATCGACGGATATCAGGACATCCAGTTGTCCCGCCTGCCGATCCAGTCCATCACCCACATCAAAACAACCAACGACGCCAACGTGCAAAGTACCGTCAGTGCCGCGATCTACGCCCTGGACACCGACAATGGCCGCGTCCTTCTGAACGAAGGGCGCAGCTGGCCGACTGAGCTGCGTGACCGTGCCTCCGTGGAAGTCGAGTTTGTTGCCGGATATGGCAGCGCCTCAAACGTGCCTGAGCCCATCAAGCAGGGCATCCTGCAGCACGTTGCCGCCAGCTACACCAACAAGGTTTGCGCCGACATTCCGGCAGGCTCGATGTCGTTATATGGTCCGTTCCGCACGGTTGAAGCCTTTGGTGGTTTTTAATGTGTAAGTGCGGCGCCGACTTCCCATCATCCGCCAACACGCGGATTTCCATCCAATCTGCCGCCACGGTAGAGGATGCCTATGGTGGGCGCTCTGAAACGTGGGCTGAGATGTTTGCGGTATGGGCCGAAATCGAGCCCACCTCGGGCCGCGAAATCTACGTAAACGCCCAACTGCAAAGCCGCGTCGATGCGAAGATTACCATTCGCTACCAATCCGCACTCTCAGACACTTCGTCCGGCGCGAAATACCGCGTCGTCAACGGCACCCGTGTCTACAACATCCGTGCGGTCAAGAACCTCGCCGATGACATGAAGCGGGAAGGGACTGACTTTCAGGTCCTGCTCTGCACGGAGGGCGAACCCTCATGACAGTCCGCGGCGCTGACAAGCTTGTAAAGCAACTCAACCGCCTTCCGGTTGACGCTCGGTCCGGCATCGGGAAGGCGCTTGCGGTCTCCGTCATGGAGCTTGACGCCTATGCAAAGCAGAAAATTCAGGGCGGTGGGCGAGGTGGCAAGGTCTATCGTCGCCGTACGGTAACACACCAAGCTTCCGCCCCCGGTGAATTCCCCAAGACCGATACCGGGCAATTGGTTTCATCCCTGTTTTTCCGCATCGGTGCCGACAAGCTGTCAGCGTTCTTCGGTACCAAGCTGGCGTATGGCCGTTATCTTGAGTTCGGGACCAGCCGCATGCGGGCCCGCCCTTGGCTGCGGCCGACCTATAAGGCGAATGAGGTGAAAATCGTTGACCGTGTGCGGGCGGCGGTTCTCGATGCCGTCAGGAAGGCAAAACGCTGATGGCCGATACTGCGCTCCCCGTCATCAAGGCCGTTATCGCCGCGCTCAAGTCGGCAGGCGTGGCATCCGGCGAGGTGTATTCGGACATCAAGCAAGGTCAGCAGTTCCCTTATGTGCTCGTCTCCATCCAAAGCGAGCCCTTCGCCGCCTGCGATTTCTCCGGACAAAGCCACACGGTGCGCATCCAATCATTCAGCCGCAAGGCGACAATCCAGGAATGCTTGACGCTGCGGGCGGCAGCAATGGCCGCGCTCGACAGGAAGGAGTCAGCACTTACGCTGGATAGCGGGACACTGGTGAAATGCGAATATTCCGGCCTGTCAGACGCCTTCATCGAGGACGACGGCAAGACTTGGCAGTCGGTTATTGAGTTTGAAGTGGTGGTTGTTTGATGTTGCGTAGGTTTCAATTTAGAGTTTTAATCATGTGTAAAGAAAGGGTATAAAAGTGCCTGCAGTAAAAGCTCGTAATGTCCTCGTGAAATACAATTCGACAGGTTCGACCTATGTCACCATCGGCGGTGCCAGAGAGGTTACCCTCACCATTAGTAACGAGCCGGTGGACATTACCAACTCGGACGATTCCGGTATCCGCAAGTTGCTGGAAGGCGCCGGTGTCAATTCGGTCAGCATCAAGCTCCAAGGTGTCTATGTGGAGGATGCTGCCGCCGCTGCTATCCGTACCGACGCCAGCACCAACGCCCACCGGAACTACCAATTCGTGATGCCCGGCACCGTGAGCAAGACCTACCAAGGCTCCTTCATGGTCGCTTCCTATGAAGAAGCTGGCTCCTACAACGGTGCGGCTACCTACAACATCACATTCGAATCCGCTGGCGCGGTCACCATCAGCTAAGGAGGCAGGACATGAACATCAAAAAGCTTCTCCTGACTGCCGCTTTCCTTGGCGTATCGTCCCCGGTTCTTGCGCAGTCTGTTCCGACCATCAGCACCACGGATATCTCCGTTTCCGGCCTCAACTCCTCGTCCGGGCTGCAGAACGCCTCCACCAGCACTTATTTCTCCAACACAGGTGAGACCCTGCTTGTTGTGCGCGGCGGCGGGACCACTGTTACCGCGACCATCAACTCTGCGGCGACGTCAGTGAATACCCAAGCGTATGGCCCGATCGCGCTCACCAGCCCGACGGTATCCATTCCTTCCGGATCTGTTGTGGTTTTTGGGCCTTTCCAGCCCGGCCGCTATAACATCGCTGGCACAAACCTTGTCGGCGTGTCCTTCACGTCCGTGACGGGTGTCAGCGTAACCGCAATCAACGTGCCGCAACCCTAATGGAAAAACTACGCAACGAAGTCACTATTGAACTGGCAGGCGAAACCCGCACCATGCGGGCTTCGTTCTCGGCGCTGATGGATATCGAGCGTGACCTCAAAAAGAGCCTCATTTCGCTCATCAACCAAGCCGCAAATACAGGCGACATCTCCGTGACAGAAGCGGCCTACATCATTCACCACGGCCTGCGCGGACATAAGGACACGCGGCTGTCGTTCGCCCAAGTCGGTGATGCAGTTATGGAAGCGGGCCTCGCCTCCGTGCTTGAGCCCGTCGTGTCATTCCTGGGGGTTGCCCTGAGCGGTGTCAGCGTGGGAAAGCCGAAAGAGCCGGAGACGGCTCAGTAAATGAGCTTCCGTGGCAGGACATCATGGCTTCCGGCCTTGGTATCCTCAAATGGACTCCGGCGGATTTCTGGCAGGCGACATTCTACGAATACACCGCCGCCATGAAGGGACACCTTGTGTCTCAGGGAGCTGACCCGGAGCCGCCCATGTCGAGGGATGAGTTCCTGAGCCTCAAGGCGGAAGACGAGAAAACCAAGAGAATGCCCGATGCGTGA